GCCGAGCTCGTGCGCCAGGTCCTGTCGCTGTTCAACGGCCGCAACGCCAGCGAGGTCGCGCGCCGCCTGCGCATCAGCCGCGCCACCGTCTACCGCGTCATCAAGCAACCTGGCGCGGCGCGGGGGATACCATCATGAACGCCACCGAGGATTGACCCATGCACACCCCCGAATCCTGGAAATTCGCAATGATTGAGCCCCCAACCCAGAGCGGCGCCTATGAGGTCAGGTTGCCTGATATTCATGCGGGGGCACGGGTCGTCCTGATGGAGTTCAACGCATCGGAACGGCTCTGGAAATCCGGGCTCGCCGCGCCGAAAGAGTGGGCGCATCTACCGTCACTTGCCCAGTGGCGTCCGAGCGAAAGCCTCAAGGGGAATTCAGTCTCAAGTTCCCCCGAGCTTTGAGACAGCGGGGAGCCTAGCCTCCCCGCCCATGGCTCTCACCCAGACAGACCTCGACGCGATCGACCTCGCCATCGCCTCCAGCGAGCTTGAGGTGCGGCTCGAAGGCCGCAGCGTCAAATACCGCAGCACCGACGAGCTGCTCAAGGCCCGCGCCCACATCGCCGAACTGCTCGCCACGCCCAGCCGCAGCAGCTTCCGCTTCGGCTTCACCACCCTGCGCGGCGACTGATCCGCCATGGCCGCCACCTTCCTCGACAAGTTCGTCGGCTGGTTCGACCCACGCGCCGGCCTGGCCCGTCACTTCGACCGCGTGCGCCTGCAGCGCGCCTACGAGGCCGCCAGCCCGCGCGACAGCTGGAAGCCGCGCCGCTCCGGGGCGTCCGCCAACGCCGACCACCTGGCCGACGCCTCCCGCCTGCGCGCCAAGGCCCGCGCCCTGGTGCAGAACGTGCCCTATGTGCGCGCCGGCCTCGACGCGCTGGTGTCCGCCACCATCGGCACCGGCATCATGCCCCGCGCCACCGGCGCTGACGCCGCCAAGATCGACAAGCTGTTCGCCGAATGGGCTAATGTCTGCGATGCCGACGGCCGGCTCGACTACTACGGCATCCAGGCCGCCGCCTACCGCGCCATGGAGCAAGACGGCGAGGTGCTCGTGCGCCTGCGGCCCCGCCGCCCGGCCGATGGCCTGCCCGTGCCCCTGCAGCTCCAGCTGCTCGAGATCGACTGGCTCGACAACACCCGCACCCAGGCGGTCGGCCAGAACCAGATCATCAACGGCATCGAATACGACGCCCTCGGCGCCGTGGCCGCCTACTGGCTCTGGGAAAGCCACCCCGGCGACACAACCCTCGCGCGTGGCCTGCGATTGCAGAGCAAGCGCATCCCCGCCGCGTCCATCATCCACCTCTACGCCACCGAGCGCCCCGGCCAGGGCCGCGGCTTCACCCGGCTGGCGCCCGTCATCGCCCGCGTGCGCGACCTGCAGCTCTACGAAGACGCCGAGCTGGCGCGCAAGAACCTCGAAACCCGTCTCGGCGTGCTCTACAGCGGGGACGCGACGATGCTCGCCAACCCCGCCGCCGGCGATACCACCGCCAGCCTCGACAGTGCCAACACCGGCAACCTCGGCGAGTTGTCCAGCGGCGGCATCACCCAGCTGCCCGTAGGCTCCAGCGTCACCGTCGTCGAGCCCAAGTTCGCCGGCGGCTATGTCGACTACGTCAAGTACAACCTGCACCTCATCGCCGCCGGCATGGGCGTCACCTACGAGATGCTCACCGGCGACATGCGCGAGGTCAACTTCAGCAGCGCCCGCGTGCGCCTGCTCGACTTCCGCCGCGGCGTCACCCAGATGCAGTGGCTCACCCTCAAGCCGCGCCTGCTCGACCCCATCCACAAGGCCTTCATCGACGCTGCGGATCTCGCCGGCAAGCTGCGCGGCCTGAACTACGGCGTCGATTACTCCACACCGAAGTGGGACTACGTCAACCCGCAGCAAGACGTTGCCGCCGACATCGCCGAGATCAGCGTCGGCCTGGCCAGCCCCAGCGAGAAGCTGCGCCAGCGCGGTTATGATCCCAAGGTCGTCTTTGCCGAGATCAAGGCCGACTTCGACCAGATGCAGGCGCTCGGCATCATGGACACCCTGCTCATCAAGGAAAAAGGCCGCATCAGCGAACAAGCCGCCGACCCGAACGCCGCCGCCGATGCCGCCGATGCCAAGGACACCGCCGCCACCAACGCCCGCCGCCTCGACACGCTCGACCGCTCCTTCGAGCGCATCGGCGCCCAGCTCGGCGACCTGGCCACGCAGATCGGCGTGATCCTGTCGCGCGGCCAGGCTATCCACGTGCAGGGCGGCGACACGCACGTCACCCTGCCGCCCACCGAAGTCACCGTCGAGCCCGCACCCGTGAACAACGAGGTGCGCGTCGAAGGCACCGTCGTGAACGTCCCCGCGCAAGAGGCGCCAGTGGTCAACGTCACCGCGCAGGCCGCGCCTGCCGAAGTGCGCGTCGTCAACCAGGTGCAGCCCGCGGCCGTCACCGTGGCCGCCCGCAGCCTCGTCACCGATGTCGAGCGCGACGCCCAGGGCCGCATCACCCGAACCACCCAGCGCGAGCGCTGAACCTTCCGAGGCTCCCATGGCAAAAAGCACACTCACCTGCAACAACCTGCTCAAGCTGCTCTTCAACGCGACGGCCTGGGCGAACATCGCCGACAACGCCGCCGCCAGCCCGGCGACGAACCTTTACTTGTCGTTCCACACCGCTGACCCCGGCGTCGGCAACAGCCAGCTCACGAACGAGACCGCTTACACCAACTACGCCCGCATCGCCGTCGCGCGCACGTCGGGCGGCTGGACGGTCAGCACCAACACCGCCGTCAACGCCGCGCTGGCCCAGTTCGCGCAGTGCGGCGTCACCGGCGCCACGCTCACTCACGTGGCCATCGGCACGGCGTCGTCGGGAGCGGGCACCGTGCTCTATGCCGGCGCGCTGAATTCATCGCTCGCCGTCGCCAGCCTGATCCAGCCGCAGTTCGCCGCCTCGGCGCTCACGGTCACCGAGACCTGATCGCCTGGCATGAGCGGCTACCACTGCGCCGAATGCGGCCTCACCGTCCGGGTCAGCGCCGCCGGTGACATCGAGCGGTCGTGCGCGCACACCGGCGCCACCGTCATCGCCGAGCGCACGGCCATGCTCTATGGCGAAGGCGGCGCCGGGGTGGCAGCGGCCAGCTCGCCGGCCGATCGCGTCGCTGCCGCGCTGCGCGCCTTCGCCGCGTTCTTCGGGCGCTGAACTCCCATGTCCATGCGCGGCGTCATGGATGTGGTCGGCGCCCAGCTCGAAGGCCGCGCCCGCACCACCGAGTGGGTCAAGAACGTCAACCAGACCACCGCCGCAGGCGTCTGGTACGACCTGACCGGCTCGTCCGGCAACCCCCGCGCGAAGCAGTGGTTCGACGCCACGCCGCTCGCCGCGCAGCAGGTCAATCAGTCAACCGATGGCGGCATATTCCACGGCTCTGCCGTCACAGGAGACGGCTTCGTCAAATACCTGCGCAGCCTGCGCCTGCAATGCGTCACCGCCACCTCACTGCCGCTCAATGTGCTGCTGTGCGACTACCTGCTCTACTACCCATCGGTCGAAGACGGCAACACCGACCCGCAGGTCATGGACAACACCCTGCCGCTGCCGCGCTACGCCACCGGCGCCGGCGTGCAGATGATGGCCGTGACCATCTCGTCGCGCACCGGCGGCCAGTCGTTCGTTGTCACCTACACGAACCAGGACGGCACCACCGGCCGCACCTCCGGCACCGTGCTGCAGAACACGGCCGCCGCGCCGGGCTCCATCACCACCTCGGCGCAGGCGGCCAACGCCGGCGGCAACCCCTTCATTCCGCTGCAGGACACCGACACCGGCGTGCGCGCCATCGAGAGCGTGCAGATGCTCGGGGCCGACACCGGCTTCTTCGCCCTCGTGCTCGTGCGCCCGCTCGCGTCGTCCGTGCTGCGCAGCATCGATGCCGTGTACGAGAAAGACTTCCTGCTCATGGGCAACGAGCTACCCGAGGTCAAGGACGACGCCTA